ACGTTTGGTACTTAGTATATTTAATTTATATCGAGTCTTGCCTTTTAAAGGAAAGGTTCAATTATCTACGATTATTGATTCCTCTAATTTTAAGGTTAGTGACAGAATGATAAATTTTATACCAAGATTTCTTAATCTTGTTGGTTGTTATGACAATCCTTACACTTTTAATTTTGATCCTTTTACAATAAGATCTGCTGGTTCCATGGTAGAAGTAGAACATGAATTACGATATTATCCTTTAAAATTTAAAGGAAAACGTAGTACTTCATTACCCTACTACATGAAACCAGGTTTAAGATCTGGATTGATTAGGTATTCAGAATACTGGTGAGTTACATGACGTGGTAATTCCACATCAGGTTTTCTTAGATCCATAAAGACATTATATATGAATCCCAGTTTATGGGGTTCAATATCTTACTTTTTTAACTCCTCTTCTTTAAAACGTACATGAATTTCAAAAAATTCATGGTTTTATTTAGAAGAATTCGCTAAAATTGTATGCCATTTTTCCTTTATTTTTAAAGGAAGTTTGGGTAGTCTTGTGTATCTAGATGAACCAGGTAAAGTAAGGGTTATAGCAATGGTTGATGTATTAACTCAATGGGTATTGAGTCCTCTACATGACTATTTATTTGATATTTTAAGAAAGTTAAATAAGAATGATGGTACTTTTGATCAGGATATGGCTGTGGTTCGATTAAAACAATTATTAAAAACATGTAAATGTTCTTATAGTTATGATCTATCCGCAGCTACTGATCGATTACCTATATTCTTACAAATTTCTTTATTAAATAATATTAGTCCATCATTAGGTGATAATTGAGGTAATCTTCTTGTTAATAGAGATTATCTTACACCTGATGGTGATCCATTACGCTATACGGTCGGGCAACCTATGGGAGCACTCTCTTCTTGGGCGATGTTAGCATTTACACACCATTTTATTGTTCAATATGCTGCTAATCTTGTTTATGGTAACAACAACTGATTCTCTAAATATGTTATATTAGGAGATGATGTTGTTATTACTGATAAACTAGTCGCTGCAAAATATCTTTCAATTATGAAAGATCTTGATGTTACTATTAATCTTAGTAAATCTCTCGTATCCCCTAGGGGCTACGCGGAGTTTGCCAAGAGATTTGTAAATTCAAGTGATGATTTAAGTGGTGCATCTCTATTAGAGTTCTCATCTTTAAAGGATGGAATGTCTAATTTGATGTCGCTTACAAAAAGATATAAAATTCCTCAGAGTAATTTCTATAGGATTTTGGGTCGTGGATCACTTTCTCAAGGTCATTATTATGACATTTTTAGATCAAAGATCAATTCAAATTTTATTGATAGTTTATTATACTCTTTAAGTATTTATAAACCTTACTCATTATTCTACCATTTAAAGGAATATATTCCTTATTTTGGTATTCCAATGATTTTATCTAATAAAAAATGAGTTGATAATCTCTTTGATTCTTGAAAGGGACTTCAATCTATGGATCCTATTTTAAATAGGTATGGTATTACTAATTTTATGCGTCCTTTATCTGATTGGGAATTAATCTCAATTAGACAACTGACCAATAAATGATTAGATATCATTTTATTCCATAGGGTTGATTTGATTTCACGTACCTTACTCATAAATGCTATGAGTGGACTTGATAAATATATTTTAAAAATATTTTATCCTGAGTCTAAATTCTATGTTGATTTGGTATGAGGTTGCTCTCCAAAGATAAAATATACAGATTTTCTTTCTAAGCGTTATTCTAAAGATATTATTCTTTTTGATAATCCATTAAAGGAAAAATTTTCCTTATTAATGGAGCATCCAAGAGTTTTCTTTAGTTATATTGCTAGAAAGCCATCTGATATTAATGTATCACATATATGAAATCGTGTACGGGTTCTCAATGAGTTTAAATCGTTGAAAGGCCTTAAAGATCTTAATAAGTGAGTTCTATTTTATCTCCAATGATATTCATTGTGGAAAAATAGATACGACATCTTAAAGATCTGTGATGTTAAACCTATTCCTAAAGTACATAATCCTATGGTTCCTTCTATGTCTTTTATTCAAAAAATGATTGATAAAAGAAATAAGGAATTATATGGATAGTACCGGGAATAGATTTTCATTATAGGTATTCATATTTAAAACATTGCCGTACGATTTCATAATATATCCCTTGTTGCTGTAGCATAGGCGAACTAGTCCTGGAGGTCTCGCAATAGGTAGTTATTATTCTCTATAATAACCGATCTACTTTAATACTCAAGAAACAGTAGTGGGCCTAACGCTTGTTAGAAGTAGATATAACATTGTTATATCCGATCACCTTCCCCAGCATAGGAGTGGTGTGGGCTTCTGTCACCGAATCGATAAAATTCTCAGTCTTCAGTAATAAAGGAAAAATTTAAATGAATTAAAGTAGAACTTTGACAAGTTCTATTAATTGTTTTTAAACACATAAGTGTCCAAAAATTCTC